AAAGTTCCTGGTTACGGGAACTCAACCCGACATAAAGATAGTTATCAGTGGTAAATTATGGCTAGAGGAAGATCAAATCGGACACCTGGACAAGGGATGTCTAAGAAACAACTGAAGCGCAGGAAGCCAATCAACGAAGCATATCTTCTTGAGATTGAATCTCTAACAGATAATCAAGAAGTTTTCTTCACCGAGTGGGCAGCAGGAAAGAACATGTTTGCATATGGTGCAGCAGGAACAGGTAAAACTTTTATTGCTTTATACCTAGCACTTAAAGATATTCTAAATGAGAATACTCCTTTTGAAAAAGTATATATTGTTCGTTCTCTTGTAGCAACTAGAGAAATTGGTTTCCTTCCTGGAACACATGAAGACAAAGCATCTCTTTATCAGATACCATATAAAAATATGGTAAAACATATGTTTGAGATGCCGGATGATAATAGTTTTGAAATGCTTTATGAAAATCTTAAAGCACAAGAAACAATTTCGTTTTGGTCTACCTCATTCCTCCGTGGTACTACTCTAGATAATGCAATCGTTATTGTTGATGAGTGTCAGAACTTAAACTTCCACGAACTTGATTCAATCATGACACGTATCGGACAGGATAGTAAGATCTGTTTCTGTGGAGATGTGAATCAATCTGATTTACAGAAAACAAATGAACGTAATGGCATTCTTGACTTCCAAAGAATCTTAGAGAACATGGAAGAATTTTCTATGATAGAATATGGAGTACAAGATATTGTTCGTTCTGGTCTTGTTAAAGCGTATCTTATTAGTAAAATGACTCTCGGTTTGTAATGCAATTATTTAATCATGTTGGTGATGTGACACCTATTGAAATGAATGCTGAAATGGTGGATGGAAAGCGTGTCTACTATACACCATCTGGTAATCATTATCCGTCAATCACCACTGTGATTGGCAATAATGCTAAGAAGCAAGCTGGTCTTGCTAAATGGAGAGAGAGGGTTGGTAAAGAGAAGGCAGCAAATATTTCTGCCCGATCTTCTGGACGTGGAACTAAGTATCACGCTATTGCTGAAGATTATTTCAATAATAATTTGGACTTAAAAAAGTACAGTAAGTTTCCTTTACCTGTACTAATGTTCCAACATTCTCGGTCTGTTTTGGACCGTATAAATAATATTTACTTACAGGAAGCAGCATTATACTCCGACCATCTTGAAGTTGCAGGTCGTGTTGATTGTATTGCAGAATTTGATGGAGTTCTTTCTATCATTGACTTCAAAACTTCTGCTGCTCCAAAAAAAGAAGCTTATTTGTACGACTATTTGGTGCAAGAAACTGCATATGCATGTTGTTTGCAAGAACTTTATGGTATTACCGTAAAGCAACTCGTTACTATCGTTGCATGTGAAAATGGAGAGACGCAAGTGCATGTCACTCCTCCCAAAAAAGAATACTTGCTCAAACTAATTCAATACATAGACGAATATAAAATCCGACATGAACAAAAATCTATTAGAAGATAAATTTATGACAAGTGCAAAGTTCTCTCAGGAAGTTGAGAAGATTGCATTGAACAACTCTGATATGAATTATATCGATTCTGTTCTGCATCTTTGTGAGATCAATGAAATTGAAGTTGAATCTGTATCAAAATTAATTTCCAAACCATTAAAAGAAAAAATTAAACATGAAGCACAGAAGTTAAACTTTATTAAAAAAACATCTAGAGCAAAATTAATGTTAGTATAATGAGCGAATTTTTTAAGTCCGAACTAGTACGAGGAGAGATTCAGGAGATGACATCACTGCAGGAGTTTTGCTTCCGCTGTGCAATGAATCTTTCTCTTCTTGATAATGAAAAAAAATTAGAATACTTTGAAGCTCTTGCAAAATTGATTGAAAAACAAAAGATTTTTCATGCTCGTATTTGTTTGAGCGATGATCCAGATGCAAAATCTGTAGCAGAAAGCATAAAGAAAGCAGTTGTTTTGTTGGGTGGAGATGAAAATCTTAATCCAGGTGATATGTTTGATGAACTGCTAGAAAAAGTTAATAGTTTCAAGGACACTCTTGAAAGTGGCACAGAGGGTTGACGCCCGACTCTGTGCCTGTTATAATGACTAAGTGATAGGGCATCACACAAACCAAATCTAATTCAATCTAAAAATCCTATGTCTTTTTCAGACCTTAAGCGTAAATCCCAGACCAACTTTGACTTCCTACAAAAGGAATTAGAGAAATCATCCAGCGGTAAGAACGTTGATGAACGTTTCTGGAAACCAGAGGTTGACGCTTCTGGAAATGGATACGCTGTTATCCGTTTCCTCCCTGCCCCTGACGGCGAGACCGTCCCTTGGGCAAAACTATACTCCCATGCCTTCCAAGGTGTTGGTGGGTGGTACATTGAAAACTCTCTAACTACACTCAACGAGAAGGATCCCGTTGGTGAAGTGAACCGCCGTCTCTGGAACAGCGGTGCAGATGAAGACAAAGAAACTGCTCGTAAGCAGAAGCGTAAGCTTCAATACTACAGCAACATCTATGTTGTGAAGGATCCTAAGCACCCTGAGAACGAAGGTAAAGTATTCCTTTACAAGTTTGGCAAGAAGATCCATGATAAGATCCTCTCTGCCATGCAACCTGAGTTCCAAGATGAGACACCAGTCAATGTCTTTGACCTTTGGGAAGGTGCTAATTTCAAACTGAAGATCAAGAAGGTCGCAGGATACTGGAACTATGATAGTTCTGAGTTTGATTCTGTCTCTGCTCTCAGTGCTGATGATGATCAACTAGAAGCAATCTGGAAGCAAGAGAATTCACTTGAAGCATTCACTAATAAAGATCAGTTCAAATCATATGCTGACCTTGAGAAGCGTCTGAATATGGTGCTTGGTATCACTCAACGTGCTGCTGTTCCTACAGTAGACAGCGAAGAGTACGAACCAGTTGCTACTGGTGGGTTCAATGACCCTGACATCACTAGCGGATCTTCTTTCCGTCAGCAGATGAATGCTCCCTCTCCCGTCAAGGAAGAGGCAATCGTTGAAGATGATGATGCCCTGTCCTACTTCGCTAAACTTGCTGAAGAGTGATGGAAGCAGTACATGCTTGGAACTCCATGTCCTACGGGGAGGGGTTCCTCTTCTCCGTATGGGTCATCGGAATGTATTATGTCAAACTTCGTATGGACAAGTTCATTAAGTGAATAAAGTGATTAAGTTTCTTGTGAAAGGTCTGAATCATCCAGTTACTTACTTGAACCTTACGTTCATTGGAATGTTGATGGTGATTCAGGTTGTTCATACTAAAGCACACCTTACTTTAGAAGCAGACGTACATGGTCATGTTCACAGAACACTGAAAAAAAATCCAGAACTAGCAAGATCTTCCTGCTACGAATTGGGTTTTTCAAATCCATAAAAGAGGGAAAATTTCCCCGGCATATTTTTTACCTAAAAGGTCGCGTTAAACTGCGACCTTTTTTAATCTCTTGGAGATGAAGTCAGATGAATCTTTATACAGATTATTTGTTTTAAATTCTTCAACAAATCTGTTAAAAAATGTTTTCTTTAAAATAAAAATTTCTCTTTTCTTTTCATTCTCCGATATTTCATACTCATAGTTAGTAACGGATGAACTCACAGTATTTCCTGGAACAGATATCACTTGAGAACCATTCCAGTAAGAGAATTGGGAATTATAGAAATTTTGATCGACTATAAGACCACTTTCTAATGCTAGAAGATTGTTTGTCTTTACTTCTTCAGTAACATAGTGGTGAATGCCACTATATGCACCATCAAAACCATATTTTAATTCTACTGTTTTTCTAAGTGTTTCTGAGTCAAGAGGAAAAGCAAACAATGGATTAATAAAATTATTTGTTAATATAATTACCCAATCATAGAAAGCATCGCCGTAGTATCTTTCCGCGATGTATTCTATTCTATCTCCTTCTTTTACAGAATATTTCTTATAGAAAGTAGCATACTCAAATATATCAGGGTTGACCTGATATCTTCTAAAGAAATTTTTTGCAGTTGTATAGTCAGATTCCGAAAAGGGAAAATTTATTGGTTTAGAATCATATTTAATGTCGGGAATTAAAGAAAAGTACATTAGAATCCTTTTGAAATTTCGCTGTTGAATATAACCTTACTTTCTAAGAAGTTTATACTTAGTTCTGTCGCAACGGGGGATGCATCTCCATATGTTGCGTAGGTTCCATCTGGTGTGTAATTCACCTGAACTCTTGTGATTGCAGATGGTTTAAACTGTGCTATCCATCTGTTTGTATTGCTACCAGTCATGAAAGTAAATTTACATAAGTATGGAACTCTAATAAAGTTATCTCCACTAATGTTTTCAGTTTCTCCCTGCTCATTGCCCTCCTGAGTCGCACTAATAAATTCTTCACTCTCTCCTGATGCACCATATGTTGGTAAAGATGCTGCTCTAAATGCATCGCATATCATTTTAATATTCCTTGCTTCTGTTGGATTTTTAGGAACCATTTTGAAAACCATTCCAATCTCTCTCATATTGGGAGAGTCGTAAAGGATTTCAGCATTTGGATTTAGAACAATGCCTCTAGTTGACCCAGTAATATCATTCATAGTGAGGTTTCCTCCAACACCAGGAATCTTATTCAATACCTGATTAACAATGGCACCTTGTATTGATTGTAAATTTCCAGAAATATCACCAGCGGTACGTGCAATATCACTAAATCTACCACCAGCAGCTGCTGCTATAGCAGTTCTTCCTAGACGAGTAAATGATTTTGCAGACCAGTCACTCTTCAATTCATTGCTGAGATCTTGAGGCATTGGTAAAACAATTGTTTTAACCGATGCTGGTTGGTTGGTTCCTTTATCAAATACTGATACTGATTTTAACTCTAGATTATCAGCTGATGAGTTGTATTGTGCATATGGATCTGATGTTTGTCCATCTGCCTCTTGAGAAAATGGTGGTTTATATTTACCAAACTGGAAAAACACATAATCAGTATCTGCGGTGTTAATACCATCATCCGGATATCTAATAGTATCTGTACTAGGAAGACCTTTATTTATTGGTCCCGGACTTATAGTAGATAATGTAAGTGCAATATCTTCAGAGGATTCTCCTAGATCAGGTCTTAAATCATCTGCAGGCGCTGGCATTTCCCTACTATTTGGTCCTACAGGTGGTCCATCACCTTTAGGACCAGATCCAAAAAACGGAGTCCATCCACTGCCTGTACTCCGATCGTACTGGTAATATTTACCGTCTATACCTTTATAGTAGTCGCCACTTTGATATTTAATTCCCATTTACTTTACCATCTCGGTGTCTTTACGGTTGCCATATCCACGGATGATTCTCCTTCCTTTGATGCGATCGTAGTAGTTATCATCTGTTTCTTCCCATACAAGTTCTTTGGTGTATGAAAATTTACCGGCACTACCTTTTACATTACGAACAAAGTTTTCAATAGGAAGTAGTATTGCAGTATCCCATTCTTTAGAAGCAAGGTCAAGCATCATACCATCTACTTGACTGGTTAAGTATTTATGGAAGCATCGCTTAGGAACATCAATTCTTCCTTCCATTAACTTTTTAATAACCATTATA